AGTGGCTGTCGTGGCCTAGGTTGACGGTGCCTGTGGCGATGCTTCGAGCGCCTGCTGGGAAGTCAACTTCTGGCAGGTCTAGGACTGTTTCTATGCGTTCGCCTGATGTCTCTGGGGTGACGTTTAATTGGTCTAGGAATGTTTGTGCAAGTAGGTAGAACTGGTCAGCGCAATACACGGTCACGGTGTCTAAACCGCCGAGCGCAAAGTTGTAGTCGTAGTTGACGACATAACCGCTAAACAATGACTCTGGCACATTGGTAGAGCTGTAACGGATTAGTCGTACTTCGCGCAATGGGGCAAGCCCTGGCTTGGCTTGTGGGGTGTCGTAGTACGGGCTGTTTTGGTCAAACGGGTTAAAGATCCCGTCCACGTCTTGAATGGTAAATGTCATTGTGCCAGCGCTGAACTGATCGCCTACGTCACGGCGACCGCGCCGCACGTTGATGCTGACAGTCGAGTCCATTACATCGGCAAACTCGGTCGTACCGTCCAGCACATACTCGGTGTTATTTAGTACGCCTTTAAGCGGGTCATCAAGCACGAACGCGTCAACCTGAAATCCTGTGGCGATTTGTAGGTCATAGTTGCCAGAGTCAACAACCGCTACGCCTGGCATTACGCCACCTGTAACTGCAACGGCCCAGCGCTACGCGAGTAGGCGCGCAAGGCGTTAACGACCGACTCGCCGATCTCGGCGCTAGTAGCGAGTCCGCCTGTGACGTTAATATTCACGTTTGCCATGCGCTCCTGAATGCCGAACTGTGCACCAGGGTTAAGCGTTGAGAGTGGTGCGTTAATCGTTTCCATGTTGGCAATTCTTTGCATTTCCCTGCTAATCGGTGCAGGCTTGGATGAGCCACCACCACCGCCACCAGATACGGCTGGAGCAGGCATAGACGGCATAGTCGGTATTGACGGGATGGCTGTGCTTACAGCTCTTTGGCTTGCTTCAATTTGTTGCAAGTTAGTTGTCGGTGTTGCAACTGGGCTGTCGTTGCCAATGCCAAGCAGACTGTTGAACGGCCTAAGAATGTTGGCCATTAAGCCGACTGCAGGGTTGATCGCAACCATGATTTTCTCAATAAAGTATCTTGCCGCGCTGTTGACACGACCAATGGAGTCAGCCAATTTGTTAAATCCGACGGCCATAGCAACAACTGCAGCTGCTGCAAGGACTAGCGGGTTAGTTTTCATTGCCACGTTTAGAGCAACGGTCGCTGCCGCTATTGAGCCAATCGCCAAAGCAATGCGTGTAAACACTTGCGGGTTGTCTTGTGCCCATTGAGCAAAAGCGTTCATTTTTGGCAAAACTGCTTCAAGCACCGGCAGGAATGCAGCGCCGATTGACTCTTTGGTTTCGGCAATGCTGTTCTTAAAGATTGCCATTTTTCCTGCAGCGGTTTCGGCATTCTTTGACACGGCACCGCCAAAGGTTCCACCGAGCACGTCCATGATTTCGTTAAGACTTGCGCCTTCTTTAATCATGGTTGCCATCTCTGGGCTCAATGATCGCAGCGCCTTAAAGTTGCCCTGATATGCCTTGGCGAGCGCGTCAGCAACGGTGCTGGAATCCATCTGCAACGCCGTGCTGATATCCATGACCAGGTTCATGTCCTTCATGGCCAAGTCAACGTCTTTTGTACCACGCACTAAAGCCTCTAATGACTTGCGATATTCCGTGTCAGCAATGCCAGACGCTCGACTCATTGCGCTGATCTGTTCTTCAATCGCTTTAGTTTGTTTAGCGCTTGCGCCCGTGACGTTCTGCAGAGTAAGCGCTAATTTGGCTTGCTCTTGTTGATCTTCCATTGCTGCTTTGGTGGCATCACCAATGGCCAATGCCAGACCGCCGAGCGCCGCAGCTGCTGGCACCGCCGCTTTCTTGATAGCGAACTGGGCTTTTTCTCCTGTGGTTTCTAGTTGCTTAAATTGGGCAATAGCCTTCTTAATCCCTTTGCCGTCAAACTCTGAAATGATCGGGATATTGATTGCCATTACTTGGTCTCTCTGTTCGCTTCATCCATGACGCGCTTGACCAGTTGTTCCATCTCGGACATGACATCACTTTGGCGTTGCTCGTACGCTTTCCACATTACTCGCGAACTACGGCCATAGCGTGCAGTTAGCGCGCGACCCAATGACCCAGCCATTGACGTGTCAAACATGGTGCCAGTTGCACCCTTCCATTGGATGCTAAACGTGCCCACATTTGTTGTGTTTCCGTTGTATTCCTTGATTGCTCGAGTATTGATTTTGGCTGCGATCTTTTGCTTTATGCCAGGTATCCACGGCAACATTTGGAACCCTGATCGTGTTTGCCAGTTGCGCGACATGCCAGATAGTGGGACGGCGCTAGGCACAAGTTTGTTGGCGTCGTCAATAACAGGCTGAACGATCTTCTTGTAATCTTTTGTTATTTCTCGGCGCAAAGATTTGTCAATTTTGTTGAGGGTTTTCAAAGCGTCCTTGAGTCCAACTACCTCAATTTTGGTTGATACTTCCGCCACGTTGTCACCTCTTTTTGCTTGCCTCGTTTAGAACTTTAACGACTGTTGCCAAATCCCGTGAGTCAAATGCAATGTCGCTAGGCCACCAACCGACCGCGACCAATACTTCTGCTAGTTGGCGACGGTAGGTGCCGCGTCCGTAGGGTTTGTATCAGTCTCATCCAGTACCGGCATAATGTCGATGTCAGGGTTTTTGCTAATCCATTCGCGCCAATTGTCACCAACTTGCTCGCCTTTAATCTTTAAGATCGTGTGCATCCAACAGCAATAATCCGAATAAAGCGGTGACGATGAGAGCTGTTGAATGTTGCGACGTTCAAGCCGTTCCCACTCGGTCACCACAAACAGGTTTGTGTAGTAATACTCGGGTGCGCTGTCGGGGGTGCGCTTTAACTGCAACTTGATTTTCATGTTTCTCCTATGTCGGCTTGGAGCCGTTTTTTATGCGGTGGTGTCAATTGTCAACGCGCCACCCATGAACGTGAGGTCATAGGTTGACAACTCGCCAAGGGATGCGTTAATAACTGGCAATGATTCAAGGTAGCAACCAGTCAAAATAAACTTCGGGTTAGTTGCTGACTCTGCACCTGACGCTGGGGTCAAGGTAATGTTGGTCTTAGTGCCAACCAATGGGAACAACGTTGCGTAAGTTTCGGTCGCTGCAAACGATGCGTACATCGTCAAAGTCACTTCGTTGTTAACGAGGCCAGCGGTGTAACTGCGTGAGTTAGTGCCAAACGCGGTGTCTTCAAGCGCTTCAACCAAATAGGTCAATGTCGCTGCGCTGCACATGTCGGTCAAATCAACGCTGTTAATCGTGAGGACTGGGTTCGAGAGGTAAGTGCTACTGGCCATAAATGCTCCTTAGGTTATGTTCTGATAGTAGATGATTTGTGTTGCTTAGTTGTGGATTATGCGGTCTGGGCTTGGATAGCGCAATCAAGGTCATAGCACGGGTACAACGCGCCACCGATCTCAAGGCTTGACGGACGCCCACCCATCACGATGATCTTTGAGCCAAGCACGGTTGCAACAATGCTAAGAATCTGACGCAGTACCGGCAGACCTGCTGGGCCCGAGCCAATCACTTTGACAGGAAACTCGAGGCGCACCACATTGCCGTTACCTGCAAAAGTCGTAAAGTTTGGCGCATCCAAATACACCGAGTTGGCGACGAGTTTGGTTGCATCATTTATTACACGAAGTCCAGTCACCGCGGTAAGCGTTGCTGTGACGTCATCAATCGCTTCGTTAAACAGATCGGTGTACGACATCAGGCAACCGCTGGACGAGGGATACCAAGCAGCTGCTTGACGATCGGGGTCAGGCTTTGCTGTGGTGCCGAACCCATGCCGTCAAACGTGGCGTACGTTGCCTCTATTGAGCCCCTAGAGCGCCACAGAGCGGCGCAATACATCAAAGTGCCCAATGTTGCGTCACCGCCTGGTGAAGTCGTTAGGGAGTCGATATAGCCCGATTCCTGACGCCTGCGATATGCAAACTGGTTGCCAGCCGACACCGATTGCGTAAGCAACGTGTAGTCGTCCGATGGGTTGCTGATGGTTATGCCCAAAAATGACATGACCTGCGCGGCCGTCACCCAGGTGCACACAGGGTCATACGAAACGGTGCCAGACGCGGCGGTGCGATCAACATCGTTAGCGGTCTTGGCGTAAAGCACTTGATCTGCGATCGGCAACTGGTAGTCGTACAGCAGGTCGCCCTGGCTGTCAACGCCAATGTACAAATACTGTGGCAATGCGCGCACCGTGTAGGTGCCGTTGAATGTTGCGTCAACGCTTGCGACCGTAATTGACTGGCCGACTGCAATCTCGCTGGGGGTCAGGAGTTGCAGTACGGCGTAGTTGTCAATTAGGTACTTGTTAGTGACCGAATAGGTGGCCATTACTAGGGCCTACCTTCCGATTATGGACTGACGATGATGGACTTGACGAGATCGCTGTCTGCGATGAACGTTGCAACGTATCCGTAGTAGGAGAACACGCGTCCGAGTGTGGATGGTGCTTCTACTGACATTAAGCCACGTACCTGCTCGTAGAACTCAATTGCTGATGCTTTTGCAACAACCATTGTGTTGGTTGCAAAGTTGCGATCGGCAACAAGGTTCAAACCGAATGGGTTGAACGTGTTGAGCTGTGTGATGTTTGCGGTTCCTGCAGCGTTTACGCCCATGAGACCGGCAGCGCCAGCGTATGGGAATACGGAACGCTTATCTCCGTCCAATTGCTGGCCGAGCAACTTCCATACGTTTGGGCTGACAAAAATGTGGTCAGGCAAGAAGTTGCTTGCGGTCAGAATGTCGGTTGCTGCATCGTAGAGCGCTGCGAACAACGTTGATGGGTCGGTGCTGTTGTAAGTCCAAGTTGAACCTGATGCTGATGCACCTGCGGTAATCGCATCGGCTGCAACGTCATCGCTCTTCAACAAGTATTGTCCTGCGAGATCGCGCAAGATGATTTCCATTGCTGCGGGGCTCGTGAAGTCCACATCCTGTACGGAGAGGGTCACTTGACCGCTTAGGGTTGTCTTGCTGACCACGTTCGAGGCAATCACGGGGGTGGTTGCCGATACTGCAGCAAGTTCGTTTGCTTGTGCAGCTACCGAAGTGTGTGTTGTCCACGTTGGGCGGATAAAAGTTTTTTGATTTCCGCCGTCTGGCATTGCGCGAGCGCCGACTGCTGCGACTACTGGACGGATGTAGTTCAGGTCTTCAAATACTGGTCCGAGAACTGGTACTGGCAAAAGACCAGGTGTATCGGTTGTAAGCACGTCGCCTGCAGCTGCTTGCAATGCGCTTTGCTTTGACAATGCGTAGTCGCGTGCGGCTGCTGCAACGTTGCGGAATGTTTCTCCGCCGATGTGCATTGCTGCAAGATATTCACCTGCGGTTGGCAGATCAAACTTGCGTTTTGCTTGTGCAAATACTGGTGCAGTAGGGATGGTTGCCTCGACTGCGGTTTCGTTTACTTCGGACATTTCTTGTTTCTCCTCTACTGGGGTTACTTCTTCATTTAACACTACTTCTTCGGGTTCTTGGTGGATACTCGCTGCGACTTTGGTGATGTTTGCGGCATCGCCAAAAGCGCCAATCGGAACTAGCGACAATTCCATCCAGTCGGCTGACTCAATGATCATTGTGCCTTCTTCGTCATACGAGAACTTGACGGGATTTACCCCGACCGAGACTTGATCAATGGTGCCGTCCTGCGCCATAACAAGGGCATCGTTGCCAAGGCTGGTGGCGCTGATCTTGGCGCTAAACATCATGCCTTCTTCGGTTTCTGCGCGCTCGGTAACTACGCCTACTGGCATGCTTGCGTCGTGGTACATAAACAGGCGTGGGGCTTTGCCTTCGACTGGCAACGAGCCTGGCCGAAAAATCACAGCTGTGCCATCGCTGACTACTGCCGGCACGTTGTACGGTACTGCGACTCCGCTGATGGTTCGGCGTGGTGCGTCGCCTTTGGCAGCGTCAAGCGTGAACTCTCCTGCGATTAGTTTGATCATCTTGCTAACTCCTCTTGTGTGTTTTCTCTAACAATTACTTC